CATCCGGGAGCTCTTAAAGGTCAGAAGCGTAATCCTGAGTTCCTCCGTCGCGCTTGGATCACACGTCGAGCAAAACAGGAGGTGTCAAATTACCTGGCCACTTGATAAATTGGGGCTGATAAACCAGGCGCTATCGCTTTGCGGCGACAACACCGTGAACGTGGCGAACGATGGATCCGATGAGTGGAATACCGCGAGCGACGCCTATGAGCACGCAATCGAATACATGTATGAAAAGTTCGATTGGAAGGCGATCACGCGGATCCAGCTTCTAAATCCATCGCCTACCGTTCCCGAGGATGATCAGTTCGACACCCGTTACGACAAGCCGCCGGACTGCATTCACGTCGTTTGGGTGCGGATCAACGATCTCCCGGTCGTCTATCAAATCGTCGGTGGGCATATCGAGCTCAACGCGACGGGCGTCGCGCCCGGCATTGCTATCCCTCCCGGAGTGGTGCCGGGCCCGATGACCATGAAATACGTCTCGAGCGATCCGCTTGGAGACGCCACCGACAATTTCCAACGCATGTCGCGCACGTTTGCGACCGCGCTCTACTATTTCGTTCGCGCCGGCATTTACTCCGGACTGCATGAAGATCCTCAGCGCAGCGACATAGAAGAAAAAAAGGGAATGGCGCTTGTGCAGGAGGCGGTCACGCGCGCCGATCAGGAGCAACCCAAGCGCGCTCCATTTAACTATCGCATTTCCGCATCGCGCCGCGTTCGCCGCCCGTATCCGGCCGTGCCTACCGGGTGGGGTGGGACGGGAAGCCCCGCGTGAGAACCTATATTCCCATCGTTAAACTCGAGGAGCGCGATCCCGAATGGGCAGCGCGCGTGCGAGCGCGCGATGTTCGCAAGCGTCGGCGACATAGAAACTCGTTTGACATGCGGGCGCGCGTGATGCGCCAAGGCGTGAAGGATGAGGCGAAGCGCAAGGGTGTTGAGTTTGATCTATCGCTCGAATGGTTTGAGGCGAGGTTGAAAGCGGGAGTGTGCGAGCTATCTGGTTTGCGATTTGACTTTGAGCGCGGCGGACACAAGCCGAATGCTCCATCCGTCGATCGCGTGGCTCCGGGTAGTCACTACACCGAAGCGAATTGCCGAATGATTTTGTATTCGATCAATGTCGCTCTCCATAATTGGGGTGAGGATTATGTGTTGAACGTGTTTCGACACGTTCTCGCCCGCAGGGGCTAACAATGCCAGCCGGGAAAATAGCAGGCGGACAAAACGATTTCTCAGCCGGTGAGCTAGATCCGTCGATCAAGCGCAATGACGGCGATCCGCGGCGCAAGGCGGGCACGCGGCAATGTTCAAACTGGCGGATCCTAGCGTCTAAGGGCGTGCAGAACCGGCCCGGGCGCCGCGCGATATTCCTTCCGCCAACGGCCGATCGCATTTCCGAAGTGCTGATGTCGCCGGGGAATATCTTCTATCTGGCATTCGGCGCTGGCACGCTGAAAGTTTTCAACGCGGCGGGCGCGCAAGTATTCACGCAAGCCGGGTTCCTATGGTCCCTCGCGACGTTCAATCAAGTCGTGTTCGATATTATGGGGCTGTCCGTCTACATCACATTCCCCGGACAGCGTCCGCAAGTCTTGACGTGGGACGGCGTGTCGCAAGTCTCGACTTGGTCCGTAACTCCGTACTTTGAAGCGATCAGATCCGGTGAGAAACGGACGGCGTTCTATCGGATCTCTCCAAAGAACATCACGCTGGCGCCGTCCGGTGCAAGCGGAATAATCACCCTGGCATTCTCCTCAAGCATTGGAATGACGGCGGCGTGGATCGGAACGTACATCCTCTACGCTGGCACGGCGCAATTCCTGATTACAGGAGTTACTGATGGGGCCCATGCGACGGCGACGGTTCAAGTAGCTCCGGCGCTCGGGCTGGAAGTCAATCCGGTTGCACTGAATGGAAGTTTTAATGTTGGTGACGTGATCATTGGCTCGAGCAGCGGAGCTCGCGCCGTTGTTACAAGTTTCACCCCTGGTCTGCTAATCTTTCAACCTTTGCCGCAAACGCTCGGCGGATTTGCTGCGTTCAACGCCGGCGACATTTTGGTTGGTCCGAACGGCAATACGACATTCTCTGCAATTTCCTCACTCCCGCCCCAACCGATTTTTATTTGGGATGATGAAGTGATGAACACGCTGCGCGGCTTTCCAGCGTCGGTGCGTGTCGATCAGAACCGTTTGATCTTCTCGAATTTTCCGTCTGTGCCGAACGGAATTGCATGGTCGGCGATCAGTGACCCGACTGATCTTCACATTGATACATTGCAGCTTCCGACGTCGGCTATGTTTGAGCTCGCGCCTGGAAAGGGCCAGATCCTTTTTGTAGAACCAGGAGCGGACAGCAACGAATTTGTTTTCACGACGAACGGGATCTACTACATCCCGATCTCGGTCACTAATCCGCTCAAGCCAGGATCCGTAGCATTCAACTTGGTAAGCCGCGACGGCGCATCCGCTGTGCAGCCGCGCGCAATTCAGGAAGTGATTGTTTATATCAACGCTGGCAATCTTCGGCCGATGGCGATCGTGGCGACCGGATCCTACAGCCGCCCCTATGAGAGCCGCGACATCGCGGATATGAATACGCACTTGTTCACCGGGCCGCTCGCAATCGCGGGACCATCGGCGGAGAGCACGTTCCCTGAACGCTACGCTTACATTCTAAATGCAGACGGCACGATTGCGGTCGGCAAGTATGAGATTGAAAGCGGACAGATTAAAGGATCGGTCGGGTGGTTGCCTTGGATCAGTCCCGGAAATGTCAAATGGTTGTCCGCGCAAGGCGCTGATGTGATCTTCTCGACAACCTACACGCCCAACAACATTACGCCGGTGCCGGTCGTGTCGAAGCTCGATGATACGATCTATCTCGATGGCGCAATGTTTGTGAACGTGGTCCCGACTGCACTCTTACCGCCCGGCGGCAAAGGTCCGTTCTGGTGGTTGCCTGGTGGCAGCGTTGATCTGATGGATCAGGGCACGCGCATGATGGGCACCTATCAGATCGATGCGAACGGGTTCATCATTCCGCAATTCAATGCCGGCGAGGATCTTACGGCGATTACGCTCATTGGCGGGCAGACTTGGACCGCAACGCTCGAGCCTTGGATCCCGATCGCACCGTCCGGTCAAGATGTGGGTCAACGTATGGCGCCGCGGCGCGTCTCGCGTTTTGAAGTCTACTTTATGAATTCAACCGGATTTCTGCTCGCGCGATTGTTTGCCGGCAAGCTGCGTCCAGGGGGACCGGCGCTCGGTACGATTATGAACAATCGACGCATCCCAACTTGGAACCAAGATGATGATCCGACAAAGCCTCCGCCGTTGCGCGAGGAAACGGAAATGTGGCGTCCTAAAGGGCGAGCTCACGATCCGCGCGTCTGTCTAATCAAAGATACGCCCGGCCCGCTATTGATAGCGGAGATCGGGACAATAGCCACGGTGTAAACATGGGCGCAGCAGCAGCACCAATAGCGGCAGGCGGAGCGATCGCCTCGATGGGGCTCAACGCCTATGGCTCCTATGTGAAGGGGCAGGGAACGAAGGCGGCTGATGAATACAAGGCGGCGTCGCTCGAGCGATCGGCACAGTACGGGCGCCTAGCCGCGGCACAAACCGGAGCGCAGGACACGGAGAAACTAGATACTACACTCGCCAGCATCGATAGCATTCGGGCTGCGGCCCACGCGGATCCGACGTCGCCAACGGGCGCGGCGGTGCGTGACACTGAGGAATATATCGGCACGCGCTCGCGCAATATCGCCGTGCTCAATCTGCAAGCGCAGGCCGATCAGGAAACGGCCGATGCGGACTATCTGCGCAAGGCTGGCAAGTTTGCGATGGGGATGGGTGAACTCGGCGCCGTCGCTTCGCTCGCCGGCGGTCTGAGCAAAACCAATTTCAGCAGTTACGGGTAACTAGATGGTTGATCTCCCGCAAGTCCCGCGCGGCAATGTAATATCCCTGGCGCCGCGCACGGCCGTCTCGCCCGGCGAAGTGGCCGCGCCCTATCAGGAGCTCGCTAACAATCTCGACAAGATCGGAGAGGCTGCGGGCAATGTCTCGGAACAACAGGCGGAAGCGGCCGGACACAATGCGGTTCGCACCGACGATCAGGGCAACTACGTCGTAGACAAAGCGCCTTATATCCTCGGGCAAGCGTCGCAAGGCTATGCTCGAGCGGCGCGCTATGAGTATCTGACAAAGGTAACGCCTGAGATCCAAGATAAGATCACGCAAGCGCGGTTAGATCATGCCAACGATCCGGCTGGCCTCAAAGCGGCGACCGACGCATACACGAAAGAAGTCACTAGCAAAGTCAGCGACCCGGCATTGCGCGGGCCGGTGGAGCGGGTAGCAAGCGAGGCGGCGAGCCAAGCCTATCGCACGGCGCTTGTGTCAACCGACGCGACGACGCGATCGAACGCGCTCACGGGAATGACGTCGCAACTCGCAACGATCAACGAACAGAGTACGGCGCTTGCGCGGCAAGAGGGCGGGATCGACACGCCGGAATACAAACGGCTCGCGCAAGATCGTGCAGCGCTCTACAAGGAGCTCGGCGGAGATCCGCGGTTTGGCTATCCGAAAGAACGGATCGAGCAAGAGCTCAAGGCCAATCGCGATGAGGACGTGGTTCAATACAAGATCGGGCAGGTCGTCCGCGAGTATAAGACCAAGCAGAACGGCGCTGAAGCCAAGCAAGCATTGCAAGATGCGTTTTGGGGTGAGGGGTCAGAGAAGCTAGGGCTGAGTATTCACAAGCGCGATGCGGCCGTGACCGAAGGAATGCGCGCGCTCGCCAGCATGACGGCGGAGGAGAAAGCCGGCACGCAAGAAAACCGTGCGATGACGTCCGAATATATTCAGGGATTAAAGGACGCGCCAAACTCATTCAATGAAATCAGACATAACGACGTGCGGGCGCAAGCCGTACAGTTTCACGATGATAAACTCGTCGCCGAATTGGATGCGACCAAAACATTAATCCCGCTCATGCAGTGGGCGAAGGGCGCGAACGAAGCGGAAGGCACGGCGATGCTCGACGCCGCGGCGAAAGGTACGTTGCCCGGCATCCCGTCAATGTTGAGCAAGTCACAACAGCTAGTCAGTGACGTGATCGCTCATGCCGAAGTTGTTGGGCATGGCTTTGGTATCGATCCGGCAACCGGGAAACCAATCCGCACCGGCTATGATCAGACAGTCTCCGGGCAAACATTTAATACAGATGAGTTTCAGGGACAGCATCCCTACGAGAGCGGACGCTTCCGCCCTTACGTCTACACGTCCGGTCCACATGCGGGGCAAATCTCGACCGCTTCCGGTCGCGGGCAGGAGACGCTAACGACATACAGGGAAAGCGCGCGCAACTACGGGGTCACGGGTTTTACGCCGGCGGCGCAGGACGCTCGCACGTTTTACAAGGCGGAGGATCTCTATAAGAAATCAGATCCCGCTAGTCGGTTTCCAGGCGCGACGGGCAATCTTGAAAAGGACGTTGAGAAATTCGGGACCGATCCTAATTTTTGGTCGCGTGCGTTTGCGCCGGCTGCGGCTAAAGAATGGACATCGGTGCCAGGCGGCGAGCAACCTAATGATAGCACGCGCACATGGATTGCGAATGCCGTCAGCTTATCCAGCGGGCAAGGTCCACAAGTAGGTCCATCCGGAAGTTTTGCAAAAGGCGTCGGTGGCTTTGCCCCGGGCGAACGGATTGCCAGTCAGCCGATCGCGGTGCAGCGGCTATTCCAATCGACGGTCACAAGCATGCGCGCGCAAGTCGCAAAACAGGCGCAAGCCTCGGCCGATACGATCGTTAAGACGATTGAGAAAGGCGACACACTCGCGCCGAATGAGCTCGGCGATTTTGCACACGCCGCGGAAGCAACGGGACAGACGGCGGAGCTATTGCCCAAAGTCGAAGCGGCATTGCGCGCAAACAAAGCGGCTACCGAAGCCGAGAATGAGGGGCAAGTAACGGCGCTGCGGGCTCAGATCGCGGACATCAAAGCGAGCGGCGCCGATCCTATTGCTCGCGGCACACTCGATCAGCTTACCAAGCAACTCGATCTAAATCAGAAGCGATGGAAAGAGGATCCGCTAACCGCGGGCGATCTCGCGCATCAAATCAAGCCGATCAATCAAATCGATTTCACCAACCCCGGCGCTGCCGCGCAAGAGCTCAAAGAGCGCGACGGCAAGATGAAGGTGTTAAAGCAGCTTCATCCGCAGATCCCGCAGACTGCACCGATCATCGGCGCCGGCGAAGGCAAGGTGATTGCCAACGCATTGATCTCGGGTCCGGTCGATCAGGCTGACGGTTTTCTGAAAGCCGCATCGCAAAGCCTATCGCCTGAAACATTCCAGGCAACGATGGCCTCGCCTGAAATGAAGAATGCGCTGCAAACGATGAGCCGGTCGAGCGATCCCGCGCGCATGGCCGCCGGCATGGCGGCGCTCGATAAGCTATGGCAAGGCAACTCGCCGGGATTTGCCGCTATCTATGGCACCGGCACGCAACAGAGGATGCTGGCGTTCAACGCTATGCGTGGCGAGTTCCCGCCAGAGGAAATTGCGGAACGTCTTTCCAAGGCTGACGATCCTGCACAAGCGAAGGCGCGCGAGGAGCAGGGCACGCTGGTCGATAAGGAAATGGCGAAGGTGAAGGATCCCGTCACGACGCTGATGGGCAACTTTTTCCAGCGGCAATTTCCCTCGTTCGTTCCTGCTGTGGAGTTCTCGCAAGGTCGATTGGACGCACCGGCGGCTGGCACGATGGTCGCCGAATACACCGCCAATCTGAAAGCGCTGCGCATGTACGGCGTGGATCACGACAAGGCAGCGGAGCTCGCGCAGCAACAGCTTCAGAAAGATTGGAAGCCAAGCGACGTTGCCGGCGGGCGCATTATGAAAAACCGCCCGGAGGATTTCTATCCGGCGATCAACGGCTCGCATGAATGGATGCGCGGAGGGCTCGAGGCGGATCTCGAGGGCGCGTTCGGGCCGCGCGAGACAACGGTCAACACCGCGCTCGGGCCACAGACGTCCTACAATTGGACGGTCAAAGCGATGGTTCCGGATAAGCAAACGGAGGCCGAGATCGCCGCGCACCGGCCGCCGTCCTATCAGGTGATCGTCACGCGCAATGGGATGGATGAAGCCTATCGGGATCCAAAGACCGGCAACAATCGGATCGCGTTCGATCCCACGCCGCACCAGGCGGCCTATGACAAAGGGTTTGTGAGCCTCGATCAGTACCGCAAGCGTGTGCAGCAATTGCGGGCGGAGGGTGCCGACACCGGGTTTGTGATCAATACGGATAAGCCCACGTCAATTCTCCCTACGCCGGCCGGTTTACCTGTCACGACTAATCTAGGGACGCGAGGCTAATGCCGTCCGTTCCTAGCGACAATACCCTGATGCGGGGCGTGACCGGGGAGGCGCCAGCGCCGCCGGAACCGCTTGTCGATCCTTGGGGTGCTGCCTTCCGCAACGCAAATAGCGTCGTGTCGCTCGCGTCGTATCTCTCTCGGCAAGTCTATCCGGCACAGGAAGGCCACTCGTCGCTCAATAACATCAAGGGCACGAAGTATTACGATCAACATGCCGATGAATTTGCCGGCTCAAACTCCGATACTGAGGACTATGCGATCATCGCGCGGATAGAGCAGCGTGAACAGGACGCACGCGATCGAGCGGGGTCCGGCGTGGCTGGTACGATTGCCGAAATGGTTGCCGGCACCTTGGATCCGACGATGGCGATGCCCGGAGGTATGGCGGTAAAGGCTGGCGAGGAGGGGCTGACACTCGGGCGGGCGGTAGCGAAAGTCGGTGTTGCCGCGTTTGCACAGTCTGCCGCCCAAGAAAGCATTCTGCATGCCACGCAGGAAGGGCGCCCGTTGAGTGAAAGCGCTCTCAACGTAGGGTCGGCTACCATCCTCGGCGGGCTCCTGGGCGGGGCTGCCAGCCGCTTGATGACCCCATTGGAGAGGGAAGCGGCAATCAAGGGGATTAACGCCGATCGAAAGGCGATGAACGAGCACGCCGGCAATCCGGCTCTGCCGGATCAGGTCAAGCCCGGGGAAGTTGCTAACCTCGATGAACAGCCGGGCGTTCCCTTAGCGGCCTCTGCCGGCGCTGCCGCGGCCGATACCCGCAAGCTAGAGCTCGTCCCCGCTGGCATTGAAAAGATCCCGATCATTGGCGGGCTCCTCGACAAGTCCAATCCGATGAGCCGGATCCTGACGTCGGCAAGTGTGGTTGCCCGGCGCGCCTTGGGCGATCTGGCGGAGATCCCGCTCCGGTTCAAAGAGAACCTTGTGGGTGAACCTACCGTCCTGGGTGGGGGCCCGGCGCTCGAGCGCGACGCTAAGAACATCATCAATCAGACGCGTGTCTCGGTGGGCGATGAGCTCGATCGACAATGGAAAGACATGCGGTTTGAAGGGACGAAAGCCCCTTGGTGGCCGCGGATGCGCGCCGGCTTTGGCTTATTGGATAACCCCGAAAACCTCCCGAATTTCGAGCAATTCAAAACCGAAGTAGCGCGCGCGCTCCGCAATCTGGATCAGCATGAGATCCCGCAAGTCGCCGCGGCTGCGCAGTTCTACCGAAAGAACGTGTTCGATCCCTGGAAGGAGCGGGCGATCAACGCCGGCCTTCTATCGAAGGACATCGATGTAAAGACGGCGGACAGTTACCTACAGCGCCTGTGGAAAAAGCAGGCGATCACGTCGAACCGTCCGGAGTTCGTTAACACCGTCCAGTCCTGGCTAAAGAGCGATCAGGCGACGAAGGTCGATCAACAGCAAAAGCTGCGGTTCGCCAACGCGCAGCTTCGATCCTGGCAGCAACAGATTGCTAAGTACGAGGATCGGATCGCCACGAATGAGAAGTCCAGCGCCGCCCTGATGGCCCGGCTCGATGAGCGGGCGAAGGAAGTCGAACGCACTGGCACGCGGGTCGGCGCCCTCGAGGAGCGGGCTAACACTCTCGCGGAGGATATGTCCGAAGTCGAGGATTTCGTGCGGGCAATGCGCCAAGAGGTTACGGACCCGGCGCTGCGCGATCGCCTCGATAGCATGGAACGCGACGCGCGCGCGCTGCGCAAAGCCGATCGGCCGATGACGGAAGCGCAGCTAAAGGATCTCGAGGACGAGGAGCTCAAGTCGCAACTCACTGGCACGAACCGGATGGCGGCTGAAATGCTAGTCGGCCGGCGCAAGTATCCCAAGGCGCCCTCATTCAATTCCTGGCTGGTCGCGAACGGTGGGATCAAAGACGATAGCGGTACATTGGCAGGCGTTAACCGGATCGGGCTCGCAATGGCCGCGCCTTCGATCAGATGGGCGAAAAGATACAGAACGAATTTCCCGGCGCGTTCCCGACAACCGATGAAACCGGGCACGGTGCACCGGGCCGCGATCAGATCCTAGATTGGATCCACGAAAGTTCGCGCGGCCACGAACCGCATTGGTGGATAGACAACTTTGCTCCTGGCACGCGCGATCAACTCGAGGCCGCCAAGATCGCCGGCGCGCTCGATGAGGCGCTTAATCGTGCCGGTATCGACGTTAAAACGGTAAAGGATGTCGCCGCGATCTTCCGCGATGAGGCGCCCGGATCGGTAAGGCTTGCTGACCTAGACAAGATCACACAGGATATGGAAGCAGCAGGGCAGTCGGTCCCGGTGTCGATCAGGCGGCAGGGTGCGGAGGACGAGCTTGCGGTGGCCCGCGAGGACGTCGCCAAACTCCGCCGCCTGATTGCCAGCGCACAGGCCGGCAACGCCGCGCGCGCCAAGCGCCTCGGCAATACCGAGATCCGATCCGGCGAGGCACAGCTTGCCGAGCGCGCCAACCGCGGCCGGCTCGGGATCCTAGAGGATCGGCTGTCGCGCTCGGATATGCGGCGCGAACTCCTCGAGGATGCGCGCCAGATTGCGGAGCAACAGCACGACGAAGTGCGGGCCAAGATTGAGGACCAGATCGGCAAGTGGGAAGGATCATCGACGGCGGAGGCTAAGTCCGCGATCAAGGCGCGCGAGGCACAGGCGGCAGCTACGCCATTGAAGCCAAAGGGCGCGCGATCGACGTCGGCAGATAGCGCGGTGGACACAGCGGTGCGCCGGATCCTCGAGAAAGACACCGATCTCGATGATGCGGCGCTGCGCGATCTCGCCCAAGAGATTACGAACCATGTGCTCGGCAGTCCGGAAGGGCGCTTGCCTTACGACATGGCGAGCGGTGGTCCGCAGGAGGGCTATCACCCCGGCGCCACGCAACCGCCGCGCGGTCCGCTCGCGTCCCGGGATTTCAACATCCCCGATGAAATGGTTGCCGACAAGTTCCTCGAGAACGACGTCGAGCATGTGATGAACGCGCACTTGCGGACGATCGTGCCCGACGTCCTGCTCGCTGAGAAGTTTGGCGACACTCGAATGACTGACGTTTTTCGGCAGATCGAGGATGAGTATGCGGCAAAGATCGATCAGACTAAGAACGCGAAGGATCGGGAGAAGCTAGGCAAAGAGCGCGACAACACACTGCGCGACGTTGCGGCGGTGCGCGACCGGATCCGTGGGGTCTACGGGCAGGGGACAAGCCAAGCGATGCCCAACGCGGCGCGCATTGCAGCCGCGGTGAAAAACTACAACGTGCTCTCGAGCATGGGCATGGCGACAGTCTCCTCGCTGCCGGATCTAGCCGGCCCGGTGTTTCGCTATGGGCTCGGGACGGTGTTCGGCGATGCCTATTTGCCGTTCCTCAAGTCGCTGATGAGCGGGGGCGAGTTCAATCGCGAGGCACTCCGCCAGTTCCGGGCGATGGGGATCGCGGTCGAAAGCGAGATCGCCGCGCGCCATCATTCGCTTACCGATACGCTGGATAGTTTCCATCCGAAAAGCCGGCTCGAGCGCACGCTACAGGTCGGCGCCGATCGGTTTCAGTTCCTCAACATGCTCGGGCCTTGGACCGATTTCGGGAAGGCGGCAACGTCAACGGTCGCCTCGCAAGAGATATTCAGGGCGGCAAAGGCTCTGACAGAAGGCACGGCAACCGCTCGGCAAGTCGCCTCGCTAGGTGAAAACAGTATCACGCGCGATCTCGCCGAACGGATTGCCGGCCAATATGCCGAGAGCGGCAACGTCGTTGATGGTGTGCATCTGCCGAACACTGGACAATGGACCGATAAGGAAGCGCGGCGGGCATTCGAGGGCGCGGTGGCACGCGAGGCCGACATCGCGATCGTCACGCCTGGGCAGGAAAAGCCCCTGTGGATGAGCAATCCGCTGCTCTCCGTGCTTGGGCAATTCAAGAGTTTCACGGCCGCCGCGACGCAACGGATCCTCGTTGCCAACTTACAGCGACACGACGCGCAAGTAATGCAGGGGATGATGTTCTCACTCGGGCTCGGGATGATGAGCTACAAGCTCAACTCGACACTCGGCGGGCAACCGACGTCGGACAATCCCTCCGATTGGGTGAAGGAGGCGATGAGCCGCGGCAATATCTTCGGCTGGCTCGAGGAGGGCAACGCGATGGCGAGTAAGATCACGCGCGGCCAAGTCGATATGTATCGGATGGCTGGCTCAAAGCACGAGCTCTCCCGCTACGCCGGCCGCTCGGTCATGGATCAGATCCTCGGCCCGACGGCCGGCAAGATCGAACAGCTTCAACAGGTCGCCGGCGCTGCCGCCTCACGAGACTGGAAAGAGAGCGATACCAAGGCCATTCACCGCCTCACGGCCTACGGGAACCTGTTCTATCTGCGGAATATGTTCAACGCGATCGAGAGCGGTGCCAACAACGCCTTCGGGATACCGATGAAGCAACAATAACCAGTGCGTTGCGCGGGTTGTGGATCGGCCCATAACCCCCCGATATGGCGAACATTCTCCATCTGATCGATGCCAATCAACGCCGGTGGGCGGCGATGCGGTTCGCGTCGAACAAGGTCGCGGAGTTTGAGACGGTATCCAAGGCCCTGATCGCCCATAAGGCGCAGTATCAGGAGATCGCGAAGGGCGTTCAGGAGATCACCGGCAAGCCGATCCCTTGGGGCCTCGTTGCCGTCACCGATCAGCGTGAGCACGATGCCAATCTCGGGCTCTGCAATTCCTACCTCGGCAATGGTCAACCGCTCGGCCACAAAACCACGATCGTCCCGCCTAACCGCGGCCCATTCTTAGATCATCCTACCGATAAGCCTTTGCGTGGCGCGTTCTTCCGCGGCGCCCTAGATGCCCTGATTGACGTCCAAAAGATCAATGAGTGGGACGATTGGAGCGCCGGCGGAACGCTCACATTTTTGGAGCGTCTGAACGGCGAGGGATACGCCGATCGCGGGATTGCCAGCCCGTATATTTGGGCGGGAACATCAGAACAACAGGCCGGCAAGTACGTTTCAGATCATAATTGGGATCCTACCTTTTGGGATCCTCAACTCGGCTGCGCTGGAATGCTGCGCTACATGGCCGGGCTTGATAGCTCGATCACGTTCGGGCCCGCGCCGCCGCCGGCTCCCACGCCTAAGCCTTCGCAACCGACCCCGACACCTACGCCGGTCCCGCCGCTGCCGGACCATCCTCCTCCGCTCTCTCCAACCCCCGCGCCGACGCCTGTACCGACGCCGCCGCCAACTGCAACGGTGCCTTCAATGGGTGCACTCTTTCCAGCACTTCTTCAGATAGTCCTAGGCAGTCCCGCGTTGATGAGCCTCGTGGGCTCGCTGATCTCCAACCCGACTGCGGTTCAGGCGATCACTCAAGTCCTCACCGGCCTTTCGACACAGGTCGCTGGCGGGATCACGCCCGCTCAGGCGATAACGAACCTGATCCTCACACAGGCTGATCTCGATAGCGCCGCGGCTGTGGTTGCGGCAGAGGCCACTAAGCTAGGCGCGCCCCCCTGGAACCTCGATCAGCAACGCGAAATGGCGGCGAAGGTTATTCGCGACTACATCGCAAACACGAAGGCCGGAAAATGAACCTCACAACCGCGCAAGTATTCCAGATTGGATCGATCGTCGGCGGCGCGTTCGCGGCCGGTTCTAATCTCGCCGGCTTTGATCTTGATGCCCACACGATCGCCATCATCACAACCGCGGCTGGCTTGTTCCTCATCCTTTGGAACGGCATTGGCGCGGTGCTGACCGGACAGGCAGCACAGGTCAAGGCGGTCAGCAACATCGAAGGCGTGCAAGTCGTTGCCTCAAAGAAAGCGCCGAAAGACATTCAGGATATGGCAAACGACGACAGCGTTAAGAATGTGAATATGTCGCCGCCAACTCAGGTGATCGACAAGAAGTAGGAGAGGAAAATGACACGTGGTCTGCTTTTCTGGATGATTTGGGTGATCTGCGTCCTGATATGGTGCGGAGTAAACTTCGGTGGATTTGGCGGTCAATACGCCTCTCATTTGGCAGGCGGTGGCGTGATCGAGTTCATACTGTTTGGTCTGCTTGGGTGGCAGACCTTTGGCCCGGTAATTCGGGGATGATATGGGATATCTAGAACAGGTTTTGCTCCAACACATCGATCATAAACTGGATCGAATGGTCGATATGCTTAATCAGATCCTAAAGAAAGAGAAAGACATCATGTCCGCTGTAGATGACGCACTTACTCAAGCCGAAGCCGCCGCAAAGGCCACGACGGACCAAGAGGACGTTATCATTGGTATCCTCACGACGGTTACCAAACTGATCAACGACCTGAAGGCCGGCGCCGATCCTGCAACGGTCGCCAGAATTACCGCACTTGCATCTGCCTTGGATGCAAAGAAGGACGCGCTGGCTGCGGCCGGGGCCGCAACGCCAACTTCGTAGATGGTTGATGAAGTCAAATCGTGGCTCGCGAACCTGTCGCCTTGGGTGACAGGGTTCGTGGCCTTTGTAATCTATTCCGCTACAGCTTTGATTTGGAGTGCGCGAGTTGATGTGCGCGTTACCAACTTGGAAATTCGCCAGTCGGCGGTAGATGCAAAGCTGAACACTCTGTCCGATAGCGACCGCGTGCTGAATGAGCGAGTGCTGATCCTTGACGAACGTCAGCAAGGCGTGTTGCGCCGTCTCGATGAGAATGGCAAGCGATTAGACAACATCAATTCTACGGTGCGGGATACTAACGACCTGCTGCGAAACCACGACGATAGGTTTGCTAGGCCAAAGGAGCCTCCAAGAGAGCGAATGCTTCCTGATTATCCGCCGCCTTGATCCAAACTGCTCAACTCAAATTTTTATAAGCGATTGATTTTATTGAATACCCCTATTCTTGCCCATCAGATTTGAACGCTTTAGAGATCAATCACTTAGCGCGCGGTTTCCGCTTGGCTTTTTTGCGCTTGTTCTTTGGACGTTCTAAATCGTTTCGTCCATCTGCATACCCGACTGCGTGAGCTAGGCTGACATAATCTTGCGCCTGCATTTTCCCAACGCCGAGAGCAACTAACCGCGCAACGATTGCGGCTAATAGATTATTCATCGTCCTATCCCTTCCCTTGCTCGCCTAGCGCAGCCCTAGCGGGACAAAAACAGTCGTCGCACAACGACTGACTTTGAAAAGCCTTCTGACAGTAGGCCCGCAATATCTCAAGCCGCAACCGCTCGACCTCGATGCGCAGCGTTTCATATTCATCGTAGAGGTTTTGATACCCTAACACCGGCATCTCCCTATCCCTTCCCTTGCTCGCCTAGCGCCATCAACTTAGCGGCCATCTGCTTTAACTCTACCTTTAGGCAATCAACGTCTGCCTTCAGCCGCTCGACCTCGGCGCGCAGTTCTACAATTTGATTGTGATAATCGTTGCTCTTGGCGCGCAGTAGAGCATTTTCGGCACTGCCGCGCTCGACCCCGGCCTCTAGCAATCGAATTGTGTCAATGCTTACGCGGTGTGCTCCAATGTGGTCACGTTTCAGCCGCGCAACCTCGGCGCGCAGTTGGCTGATTAAGGCGCGATAACTCTCTGTTTCAGCTTCCCATTGCTTAACGCTCTCTGCGTGTATCATCGTCTATCCTTCAACGGTATGATCTGCGCCGGCGCCGTTCGCGCGCGGACCTTCAAGGCGGCGGCGATTTGGTTTGCCTTCTTGCTGTAGTTTTCGACCATCTGCACACTCATGCCGATCACGTTGGCGATCAGCGTCGGTTCGATATTTTGCAGGCGCAATCGGATGACGGCGGTCGCGCGGAGCCCATGAAACGAGAGCCCTAGTTCCTTATGCGGTGCGAGTTGTGGATTGTGCGCACGCTCGTAGTTCCAGGCGGTTGATAGTTGCGACCGCGTGAACGGCACGCCATCAAAACGCGGCGCAATGAAACTAAGCGATCGTTCCCACGCCAGGATCTCCGCCGGCAATGCGATCCATAGCGTTCGCTTGGTCTTTTGCGTCACGACGCGGATGCCTTCTACTCCGTCGTGCGTCTCGAGATCGGTCCAGCGCATTCGGACAAGATCACTCCCGCGCTGTCCGGTGCCGGCGGCTAGAGTGATGAGCCGCGCGAGGTCCGGACGCGCGTGGAGCTCGGCGATCCGGATATGCTCGTCGCTCCAAGGTTCGTAACTCTCGGACGTGCGGATTGCCTCGGTGCCCTCCGTGATCGATCGCGGCAGGAGATCCCGCACAAGCGCCCACTTCTCGAGCGCCAGGAATGCCGATCGCACATTGCGCTGCGTGGCAGGATGTTCGGCAAAGCCGTCGAGGAATGCTTGCACCAAAGCCGGCCGAATTTCTTTGACCGAAATATTCCCAAGCGCGTCGGTCTGCGCTGCAATCCGGAAAGCGTAGTCGTAACTAGTCTTAGTTGCTCTTGCGAGCCCCTGGAATTTTGGGCTGAGCCGATACGCTTGGATGACAGACGCGAAGTTGATTGCGCTTGGCGTCTTGAACAAGTCGCCTTGTCGCATCGGTAATGCTCCTTGCGTGGTCAGCCGGGGATCCTGTCACAAGCGGAGCCTCGGCCGCAATCCGTTCGATATGCCGTCTCAACAAATTTGACACCGATCGACCCTCGGCGTTCGCGATACGTTCGATCTCGCGTTTGAGCGCTGGATCAACCCAAGCGACTAGCTTGCTCATTCTAACCCGCCAATTAGATCCTTAATTTCCATCAGGCGGCTTACCGCTAACTTGTTTGCAACGCTATCGATTGCTTGGTCCGTCCGTTCAATCCGATTGCGTGCCTGTTGTATAAGATGCGTGAGGCAATCGACCAAACAGTCGCGCTGATCGCGTCGCATTGAGATCGTGATCATTTCCGCTTCTCGTAGTCCTCGAGGATGTCTTGCATCACTTCGATCTGGCGGGCGGCGAAGTCCATCGACATGACGCCCTTGGAAATGAGCCGCGGGTAAACCTTATGCCGCTGTTCGATCTCGCGTTTGAGGCAAGCGATCTTCTCCTCGCGCGTGATCGGGAATAGCTGGCTCACAATGGTATCTCATCGGCGACTTGCGCCATCGGTTTGTGTCGCTTGCGGAGTGCCGTCTCGAGCACATGCTGATCCGGCGCGCCGATCTCTTTCCATTTGATTTGTAAAGCCGCAAGACCTTTGCGCGATGCAACCTCGAGCTCCTTATCAAGCCGCGCGATGCGCTCGCTATCAGTCTCGGCCGACGCCTCCTCGCCCGCGTTGAGATCTGAGCGGGATTGCTCCGAACGAGGAGGCGCCGCGTTCCCCGGTGAAGATGGTGGTTGAGACACCGGAGCACCGCCGGCCCACGCTGCAAGTTGCGAGCCGGTTTCCAAACTGATCGGTTCGTTGTCTTTGATAACGGCGCGGAGATCGTCGCGCGAATATTTGGTGCCGTGGAATTTATGATCGCGGTCAATCCAACCATGCAGAAACATTTCAAATAGAATGTCCGCCGCCTGGTCTGGTTCGAGATCCGGCGATCGCGTCCATTCTTTGCGACCGTCTTTCGTGATCTCAATCATCGGATACTTTGCGCGCATACAGACGATCACAAGCGAGATCGGTGTTGCCAGTAAGCGCAGCATGAAGTTGCGTTGATGCTGCATCTTGGGTTGCTGCCAAACTAGAACGCCTTTCATTCCCTTCGCCTGATTGTCGGCCGCCATGCTCAACACGCCGCCGGCTGCGCTCCATTCATGTGAAGCGCTATCTATAATCAGTGCGTCGCATTTTGCTTCCTCGGCCGCACTCAATGCGTCCCCAAAATTTTTCGGGCTAAAATCTCCCCGAATTGACAGAACCTCGTACCCGCCAGGGATTAGATCCGCATACGCCTCGCCGCGGCCGCTCTCGGTTTCGATCATTCCGATCTTGCCGGCGGGTCCGACAAACCCGCGCGCCAGCAACAAGGCGCTGTAAGTCTTGCCAGTGCCGCTCTCGCCATACAATCCGATGAGCGGTTTGGCTTCGCTGCGGCGCGCGGGGCGGAAGGAATAGCTCATAGTCCCTTTCCATTAAGCCACGCGCGGATTTCGGCGATCGCCTCTGCCACTCGCCCGGGGTTAACGTCAAACATATCGGCGAGCACACTTTGCGGCACGCCGCGGATTTCGTGAAAGTAGATGCACTTGATTTTTTCGTCGCGCGTTAGTGCGGTTTTTGATATATGACTTCTCGCTACGCCGCTCATTAAACAATCTCCGTGATCATTTTGCGGTCGTCTAGTTGCATCCGGCGATCTTCCCATTCGGCGTCAGCCCAACCGGGATAATCAGGAACAATGATCGCGCGCGGATAGCCGGGGAACACGTTGCGCTTCATGCAAGCGCGCCAAGTGTTGATCGCGTACTCGAGTTGCACGCGGCCCCGTTCTAAGTGTCCCTCGGTGAGTTCGGCGACGGTGAGCGCATAGGGCGGCCATGTCTCTTGCGCGACGAAAAAGTATTTGCGCTCGAGTATTTCATCGACGGCGGTTAGGCCGCGTTCGGCCATCGCTGCCTGCAACGGCCAATTATCATTTTGCATCTTACGCCCAAGCGCGTGCGGCGCGACCGACATATCGGTTGTCTTATAGTCCGCGAAAATTACGCCGTCGCCGGATAGCCAATCGATAAGCTGGCGCAGCCAAATGTCGCCCTCTTTCCAGACAACGCAAACCTCGCCTTGACCGGAGAGCGGGCCGAATAGATTGCACGCCGGCGGCGGCATCAATGCGAGTTGCTCGCGCGCGGCGGCAACCATTCGATCGGCGAGGGCGGAGTGTTTGCCGAGAACAGCGTGGCGGCCTTGCTGCAACGCCTCGGCGCGGATCTTCTTCGCTTTGTCAGTGCGCCAGTCAGTAAATTCGGCCGGCAGGATTTCGATGTCTTTGCCGCGACCAAGCAACAGTTTATGCGCGATATTGCCGAGATCAAACTTTGTCGGATCCTGGGGTTGCCAGTCCGGATTTAATCGCGGGTGCGCGTACCACGCATGTAGCGCGGAATTTTCGAGCAAAATCTTCCCGAGTGATTGACTAAACGACGGCGCGGGGCACGGATCATTGTGGTAGTCCGCGGCGGAAATGTCGGGGTAAATTCCTGGCTTATCAATCTTGAACATGCGCCCATAGCTTTCGTTGTTTGATTGCACAAATAGCGCTTTGCCACACGTCAAACTGATCAGCTAATTCCCATTGTGTCTTTTTGCTTGCTCTAATCTCTCTGATTGCGTCGTCTGTTAGTTTCGCCACACCGTTTCTGATACCGCGAGAATGGCGATCCTTCGCTTTCGCATCGAGGTAATTTTCGCGCGGTGTACCAAGAAACAAGTGGCCAGGATTGCAGCACGCGCGATTATCGCAATGGTGGCAGACGTTCATTCCTGATGGGATCTGGCCTCGTATCAAAATAAAAGCTACGCGATGTGCGAGGGTGGTCTTTCCGTCTAGCTTTGTGAGGCCGTAACCGTCCTCGTTTTTATATTTATCCCACTCCCAACATTCGAAGCCGCTTCTCATTGCTAGAAATCGCCACATGCCGGTGGCTTTCATGGGGTCTGCTCCTGTTTCGTAATGTGGCGCACGCGATGCAAACGCGAAGGATCCGATCGTCGTAGTTGTAGGTCCGCACATTTCCGCCGGTGAGAGCGTGTCCTCGAATGCAGAATAACTCAGGCGATCGTCCGCTCACGCCTTCTCCACAAGAGTTAGCCGGCCCTCGGCCTTAGCCAATCGCTCCTTGCGCCGATCGTTGATGTATCGGTCGAGATCGTTCAACAATTCTGTGATGTCGTTGTGTGTGCGCTCGAGCCGCGCGCGCAAGTCCTGTAGCTCGGTGTCGTTTAGGCTCATTTCAGTGTGTCCATGCCCAAGCTAGAACGCCCAACAGGACGATCAGCAACAAGCCGGCGGCCAGGAGATCCAAGCGGCTTAGTCCGCTTTCGGCGTTTTTATTTCCGCGTCCGCCCATAGTTGCAGCGCCTTTGCCATTGTGACGTCTGTGCCCTTTTGCTTCTCAAGTTTTTCGCCGAAGTCCTCGCCGTGATCGTGAACCAACAATTTGATGTCGGCGGCGATCCTTTGTAGCGGCGTTTTTGTTTCCTTGTTCCCCGTCGCTGGTGCTGGTGCCGCGCGCTTGAAAGCCTCTTTGATGTCCTGCTCGACACGCTGCATGTCGGCGGCAACTCCCGGCTCATTGGTTACGATCGGCTCCGTTACAAAACTCGGCGCCTGCCTAAGATGGCGCGGCAATGCGTTTGTCTGTTCGCTCATGCGAGCCTCCGTTTGTTGTGAAATGCTGCGAAAATTCCCATGCCAGCCAGCAGCAACAGCCACGTCGCCGGCTCTGGAACGCCAGGAACAGGGCAAAGAAACTCAGTCTCGGCAGACGCGATGCCGAACGCATTGGTGCCGACGGCCACAAACTCGAATGCGCCGGGCGCGAATGAGCTCAGCAACGGGTTGGTGAAGCTCATCGAATAGTGCGGATCGTGCAGCCCGAATGTCAGCGTGTGACCGTTGATTGTCAGCGCGTACGCGGTCGCGCCGATGTCGAGCTCAAAGTGTCCGGTCAATTCGCCGAACACGGGGCCGAACAGTCCAAAATAGTCGGGAGTGTTGTCGCCCGGCTGGTAGCCCAAACAGGTGTTGCCGCAGACGTCGCCGGCGATGATGGTGGTCATAGGCCCTCCTGATTTGGAAGGCCGACGCTATCCACGCCGTGTGAACGTGTCAACAGGCTTATCCACAGACGGTGAATTTTCCGCTGTTTTTACCTTTTCTGGTGACAGTCCTTCTATCGGTGGATATAGAAACGATTGCAAAACACGGAGGATGCGACTAGCAAAATGGGCGCGAAAGAGACAGGGTTCCGCTCCAACGTGCGGACCAAAATCAGATTGCAAGCCTATCAAATTGCAGCGGGATTACCCGAAAACCCGCACCTAGCCTTGCGGATCCTTGACGCCACCAGGCAGCTTATTAGTGACGGGATGGCCGGCGAGGATGTCGAGACTGTTGCCGAGAATGTGGTGAGCCTGGTTCGCCCTCGCGGTGCTTAGAATAGATCGTCTCAAGCAGCGGGCCCGGCATTTGCGAAGTGTCGCCGTCGTAGATCCATCCGATCGGCAAATGTAGCCGGTCAACGATCTTAAAAACCTCGTCGGCGGATGGGCGGCGGATGCCTTTTTCGTAATTATTCCAAGTCGTTGTAGCGACCCCTGTCAGCTTTGCGATGAACGCTTGGCTGTAACCTAGCGCCTCGCGGGTTAGTTTGAGGCGCCGGCCAATATCTTCCTGAGATCGCGATCTCGGAAACTTATCTTCCATTCGTGGATTTTGCCAGACGCGGCGCTCGGTGGCTATCCACATATTAAGTCTCCATACCCCCTTGCCATCCATTCACATCATGTGGATACTGCGCACAAATGGCGAAGCAACTCAATAGCGTTAATGCAATAATCGATCACTTCGGGGGCCTAACCGGCTTCGCGAATTTCTGCGGCCTCGATATTAAGGCCGTTTGGAATTGGCGAGAGCGCGGGTTCCCCCCGGATTACCACGCTGCGCTTAAACGGCGGCTCAAAGCCCACGGCGTTACCGCGCCGCCTGAGCTCTGGAAGCAGAGGGCGCTGCCTCCTCGGATCAAGCCCATCAAACTTCAAGCTGCCGAATAACCTTCGCCATAACTGCGCGTATTGCGTTCAACCGCGCCTCGGCGCCAGGAGGGACTATGCCACGACGGCGGAAGCAACCGGACGAAACGCCCAAGATCGGGCACAACTCAAACGTCAGTAAGACTGACGCAACGGCGCTCAAAGCCTACAAACTGTCTCACGATCAGTTTGACGAACAGCGCTCCGAGATCGCCCGTGAGCGCAAAGAGCTCCGCGAGGAAATGCGCGAAAAGGGCTTCGATATGAAAGCCTTCGATGAGGCGCGGAGGCGTGAAAAACTCACGGAAACATTGGAGAATGCGACGGAAGCGTATCAACTCGCGCTAGGCCAACTTCGAGGGACACCGCTCGGCGATGCGGCAGAGGCCAGCCATGCGAGTGCGCCCACGTCGTAAGCGGCCTGAGGACGAAATCCAAAAGGCGGTTCTCGCGCACCTGAAAATCAGGAAGGTGCCGGGTGTCGAATACTGGCACACGCCTAACGGCGCCAAGATGCCGCGTATCCAAGCCGCCATCCTGAAAGGTCTTGGAATGCGCAACGGCGTCGCGGACCTGTTATTTTTGCACAAAGGAAAGTTCTATTCTCTCGAGCTCAAGGCGCCGGGCCGGACGTCAACGGACGATCAAATCGGGTGGCGACTAGCCGTCAACGCGGCTGGCGGGTTCGCTGCGGAAGCGGTCGGGCTCGATGCCGCAATCCGCATTCTCGAAGCGTGGCAACTCCTGAAAGGTAAAGCTGCATGAACGCGGGAACCGGCGAGGTATTGCGTGCCGGGCTCCTGCGCGGGGCGGTCACATGACGCGGATTGCGACCATGCGGGCCGCCGGTTTGACCGATGCGCAGATCCTTCGGCTGCTTGAAGTCGAGGAGAATGAGCGGGCGGCAACAATTAGGGAACAAAATCGAATACGTCAGCAAAATCATAGAGCGCGTAACGCTGTCGAGCGTGACAGTCACGGTGTCACGCGTGACGTGCGTGACGGAGTGAACGCTCTTTCTTCTAAGAAAGAAGTTAACTTAGAAAGTAAGAAAGAAAGAGCGCTCACTAATTCGCGCGGCACGTTCTGCCCTGCCGATTTCACTCCATCGGATAGCCACTTCGACCTTGGCCAATCGCTAGGGCTGTCCAGATCGCAAGTCAGCGAAGCGGCCGGCCAGATGGTCGAATGGTCAACGGCAAACCGCAATCGCGCGGTCGCTCGCAAAGCCGACTGGTCCCTGACGTTCACCGGCTGGCTACGCCGCAATTCAAAACCACCGCAAACCGCTGATCCACCGATGACGGCGGAAGGACGCGAGCTCGAGCGCAAAACGCGCGAATACGAGGTGGAACTAGAGCGAAGGAAGCGCAATGGTCACGAAGAAAATCCCGGAATACGATCGACCGCTAACGGAAGCGGAAATGAAAGCGCCGATCCGGACGGCGATGCTCTTTTTCCGGAGATCGAAAGTTTTCGTCCAGCGCACAAACCCATCCGGTAAATTGCCCACAATCAAATTCGATCGGCTCAATCCAAGCCAGGAATGGCAGGAATGGCGGGAGTATTTTGCGCGTCACGTCGGCCAAGTGCCGGTTGTGATGCAAAAAATGATCGACAACGCGCCGGATCGCTCCGAGGAAATGACGGTGCCGGCGAAGTTTCCGCAGCATTTCGATGAGACGTTCAAGCCCGATCCGCAATGGAAGCCGGCGCCGCCGCGCCTTGTGACGGCGAAGGAACACCGCGCGACGCTCAAGCAAATGCAAACGCGGTACGGACCGAACTACGGGATCACGCAAACACCGCGCGGTCGGCCGCCGGTTAAGCCTTGGAAACCGCCTACCGACGACGATCTTCGCCGGCAGTACGGGCGCCGGCACGATGAGCCGGATCCCTCGCCGAATTACGACACGCTGGAAGAAAAGCGGATGGATCTTGAGCCGGCCACCGAGTTCTCAAATTCCGCGGAGGGCGTGGAATTTTGAGCGCCGAGGAGCCCATCGGCCTCGCGATCATTCGAGACTACGGCGAGCTCCACGCGGCATTGCGCGCGCGCATCGATAGCCTCGGGATTTCGATGGAAACATTCGATGATCTGTGCGGGTTCTGGCCGGGTTATTCGTCGCATGTGCTCGGACCCAAGCCGCAAGGCAACATGCGGGCGCTCGGAAAGATGAGCCTCGGCGCTGCGCTCGGCGCGCTTGGCCTCAAGCTGTTGTTACTCGAGGATCGGGACGCACTAGCCAAGGTACGCGAGCGGCTAATCGAGAGCGATAAAGCCCAAACTAGAAAGAAAAATGCGCGGCCGGCGAGCACGAAACCGCGCGAAAATGTGTTTACCGTGCTCGGTCGCGCCGGCGCCAACGCTCGCAACGCAATGCTTTCGGCAAAACAGCGCGCCAGGTTCGCACGCAAAGCCGCGCGCGCGCGTTGGAGCCGGCAACCGCATTCTTGAATTGCCGATCGGTCGCGGATATTGTCGAGCTAGGTCACGGCGCAATCGCGTCCGTGGGTAGGCTGAAATAAAAGCGGGCCCGGAGGTTGACAGCCTTCCGGGCCCTGTCGTTTGCGGTCACTACCGGCTCTTTAGGCCGAGAACCTATGCCGATGCTCCAGCAAACGCATTCCATCGACATATCGCCCCATCGTTGCGTTGCCAATAGGGGCGCAGTCAATCAGCGCGGGCCGCCCATTGAGTTTGAGCGTTAGGGCCTACAGTTGCCTAGCTCTCTCGATTAAGCGATCAGCGCGGTCCCTAACGTCTCGCGGCAACTCGTGCACGTTGGCGCCGAGTACCACAATCAGGATGGTCAATAGCTCGCGGATCAGTCCGTCCTGCTGGTCGCGATATTGGGCGTCGGTCATGTGTCGCCCTCCGCGAGTTTGATGGCGGCGTTTGCTTTGTTCCACGCCGCTTTGCCTTCCGTGTCGAGCAATTCATAGCGCAGCGTGATTGTCATGCAGAGAAGCGCTTCAAGCATTGCCTCGTATGCCTTGCGCTGCCGGCGATAGTCGGCCACGCTAACTTCGATGGTGCCGGGGATGCGCTCGGTCGCGCGTTGCTTGCGATAGTCGCCCTCGGCGTCGTCAATCGTCCGATATTTCTTCATTGCCTCGGCTCCTCTATCAGCGCGCGGGCGACCATTTCGCGGCCGCACATAATCATGGTTTTCCAGTAGATCGCCCAATGGCAGCGGGCGGCAAATTCGCGGGCAAGCTCAAGCGTCGCGAGTTGCGTGTTGTCGATCCCGCCATCATGCCTCCACGCGACAACGCGGTGCGCGCGCGGCTGCGCCAGGAGTACGGACGGTGGCGGTTCAATCGGCGGGATCGTGTCGGCGAGTTTGGCCGCGTGGCGCTCGCGCGCGCGGTCTTTCATCGCGACAACGGCCGCGTTGCTGACCGGCGTGTTGGTGTCGAAGTCTATTCGCATCGAAGTTGCTCCTTGCGTGTTGCGCCTGTCATGGGCGCCGGGGTGATCCCGTTGGGGCGGCGCTTGCGCTGCGCCGCCCGGGCTGGATCGCCTCACGCCGCGATGGCGACGCGGTCCTTGATCATGGGCAGGATCAGGTTCCACGCGGTTGCCTTGAGATCGGCGCCGCTCCCGAATTGCCCGGACGCGAGCCGCGAGTTGGTGACGGTCGCTTCCGTCTCCTGCACGCTGCGAACGTGATCCACATAACGGGTCACGGCGTTGAGCGCGCACCATGCCGTATTGCGCTCGGTTCCTTCGGCAACGGTCGCGGAGTAAGCCGAACGCAAGGCGTCAAACTGATTAAGTTTGCGCGTGGATATGTCCGCTGCCGGCGTCTCAAACGGAATATCGAGTACCGATTTGAAAAACCGGCTGATGTCGGCTCCCGCGAGTTCCACGGTCGCCATTGCGTCGCCCATCGCCTTGTAGACGTCGAACGATTTAGCCAAGCCCGCGAGCTCCTTCGCGACGTTCGCCGCAACAAACCGTTGGCTATGCGTCGTGCGGACCTGGGCGCGTTTGTCGGCGAGGCTTGCCATTAGCGTGTTATTGCAAACCGTGCGCGTCATGCTCCCTTGGTTCCAAGTCGCGAGGGAACCGTCAAAGCCGGTCGTCATCAACAGGTGCGCGGTGTGCTCAGAGCCGGCAACGGTGATCGGACCGTTATAGGTCGCGGTCGCCCAAATCCGGCCGCCGCCGCGCAACGATCCGGCGCATGAAAGCTGGAAACGGTCGTCCACCGACACATAGCGCTGGAACCACGAAAGAACCTCGGCGGGTTGAACCGGCTTAAAGTTGCTTTCGGAGACGTAACCAAGCGGCGCTTTGGTATCGGACCGCGTCAGGTGGCAGAAGTTCGGCACGCGGTTAAACTCGCCATTCACCTTGCAATACGC